CGATCCGCGCCGGCCTGCTGGAGTTCCGGCGCAAGTGCGAGCAGTTTCAGTATTCGGTCTTCATCTACCAGGTCTGCCACCCGATCTATCGACGCTGGTTGCGGGAGGCAATGCTCGCGATGGTGTTCGGCGTCGAGTTGCTGAACGCCTACGACAAGGATCCGGGGCCGTTCGAAGAGGCGCAGTGGGTCACGCCGGGCTGGCCGTGGGTCGATCCGGAAAAGGACATGAAGGCGGCAGAACGTGCGATTCGCGATGGACTTTCGACGCGTTCGATTGAGTGTGCGGCGCAAGGGTATGACGGTGCGGTGATCGACGCCGAGCAGAAGGCTGATAACGACCGCGCCGACAGGCTCGGGCTCTCCTATGACTCCGATGGCCGGAAGATCCTCACGGGCCGGAACGCCGGAATGACCGAGGAAGAAGTCGAGAAGGACGCCACAAGCGGAAAGGTAGAGGTCCAGTGACGCTGACTCACGTGGCATCACGTTTCGTGAACTGTCCGCTGATGATTCACCCGCCCAAGTTGGAGGTGATTATCAAGGCGCTGGGGCCGCGCCTGGGGATCGATCCCGATGCCGTGCTGGCCACGCGCGTACCAATGGATGCCACAGCGACGCTGATGGCGCGTTACGCGGAAGCGGGCGAAGACCGCGATTACGCCGTGCTGGACGGCGTCGCCGTGGTCCCAGTTCAGGGAACGCTGCTCAAGAAGGAGTCGTTCCTGTCCTCGTGGAGCGGCGCCAGCTCGTATGAGCAGATCCAACGTCAGGTGGCGCGCGCCGTCGACGACGCCAGCGTGCGCGCGATCCTGCTCGATGTCGATTCCCCCGGCGGCGAGACGAGCGGATGTTTCGAATTGGCCGACTACATCTACTCGATTCGCGGCGTGAAACCGGTATACGCCGCCGCGAACGATATCGCGCTGTCGGCGGCCTATGCGATTGCGAGTTCCGCCAGCCGCGTGTTCGTGACGCGGACAGGGGCCGTAGGATCGATCGGCGTGTATGCCCTGCACGTTGATCAATCGGCGTTCGACAAGGATCTCGGTGCCAAGTACACGTTCATCTTCGCCGGCGAGAAGAAGGTCGACGGCAATCCGCACGAGCCGCTTTCCGAAAGCGCGAAAGGCGACATCCAGGCAGAGGTGGACCGCGAGTACGGGATCTTCGTCGAGACGGTGGCGCGCAATCGCAAGGCCCCGGCCAAGACCATCGCCGGCACGCAGGCCGGTCTGTTCTGGGCCGACAACGCTATCCCGCTGCTCGCCGACCAGGTGGGCACGCTCGACGACGCCCTGGCGGCGATCACAGGTCAGTTGGACTCGCGTAAGCGAGCGTCAGTTTTAACCAGCGCGGCGACGGCCGCAATTCCAATCGAAGGAGTGCATATGAGCGAAGAAGTGCAAGCCCTCGCCGCGAAAAAGGAAGGCGAGGACAAGACCGACGACAAGAAGTCCAAGAAGGACGACGCCAAGGAGCGCGCAAGCAAGAAGCCTCCGGCCGATGACGACGAGGACGACAAAGAGGACGAGGAGCAGGCCAAGTCCAAGAAGGCTGCCGCCAGCGCCGTGCCGATTGCGGGCGAACCGCCAAAGGGCATGCGCGCCGAATCCGACATCCAGGCCATCGCCGCGCTCTGCACGGTCGCCGGTTATCCCGATAAGGCCGCCGAGTTCCTCATGCAGAAGAACAGCCGCGGCGAATACATGAGTGTCGCGGAGGTCAGCGAGGCCTTGACCAACTCCCGCGTCGCGGAAAGCGAGAAGCACATGATCAGTTCCCACGTGAATCCGAACGCGGGCTCAGGCGGGGTCCAGGAACTCGAGGCGCAATCGATCGCGTTCGCCCGTCAGAACCGTGGCCAGGCAACTTCGGGGCTGTACGTCTCCGGAACCGCAACCAGAGTCACCAAGGAGCGCGCCTACGCCCAGATGCTCGAAGAGCACCCGGAGGCATACGCGGCGTTTCGCGCGCAACACAACGCCAAAGGACTGATCGCCACGCTCGAAGCGGCTGGTGTCCGTCTGGCGCGGTAAGGAAAGGAGCAAACAAATATGGCCTACGAACAGACTCTTCACACGATCAGCGCCCTGGCGAGCGCGGACCTGAGCGCATCTCAGTTCTGCTTCGTCGCGGTGAACTCGAGCGGACAACTTGCATTGCCGTCGGCTGGCGGCGACGCCGACGGCATCCTTCAGGACAAACCCAACGCTGCAGGACAGGCCGGCGAGGTCGGCATCCTCGGCGTCAGCAAGTTGGTCGTCGGCACGGGTGGTGTCACGGCAGGCGATCTGCTCATGACCGACGTCAACGGCAAGGCGGTTACCGCCACCACCGGCAACAAGATCCTCGGCCGCGCGCTGGCAACCGGGGCCGCCGGCGTCATCATCCCGGCGCTTATTCAGCAGAAGGGCAAGCTGTAAATCGTCAGCGGCCCAATCACACGAAAAGGAGAAAACGTAAATGCCTCAACCGACTTTGGGCGATGTCCATGTGAACCGCCCGCTGACGAACATTTCCGTGGCGTACAGCCAGGAGGCGGCCGGCGTGGAGTTTGTTGCCGACCGCGCTTTCCCTGGGATTCCTGTCGAAAGCAAGAGCGACCTGTACTACACCTACAAGCGCGCCGACTTCAACCGCGACGAGATGCAGAAGCGCGCCCTTGCCACCGAGTCCGCGGGCTCGGGCTACGGGCTCGACTCGACCGGCACCTACAGTTGCGACGTCTGGGCGCTCCACAAGGACGTGGACGACCAGATCCGCGCAAACAGCGATTCGCCGCTGTCGCCCGACCGCGACGCGACCATCTTCCTGACCAACAAAGCGCTCATCCGCCGCGAGAACGTCTGGGCCGGAGCCTACTTCAAGACCGGCGTATGGACGGGCGAAGTGGCGGGCCAGGCGACCGCCGACAGCACTCACGTCATCTATTGGGACTACGCCACGGCCAGCCCGATCACCGACATCCGTCACGCCAAAACCCAGGCGCGGCTGAACTCCGGCGGCTTTGTGCCGAACATCGCGGTGTTCTCGCGCCCGGTGTTCGACAAGCTCGTCGATCACCCCGACTTCATCGACCGCACCAAGTACGGCCAGACCGCGCCGAACCCGGCGATGGCCACGCGCCGCATCATGGCCGAAATCCTGGAACTCGAAGAGGTCCTCATCATGGACGCCGTCTACAATACGGCGGCCGAGAATGCGACCGAGTCGAACGCCTTCATCGGTGGGACGAGCGCGGCTCTCTTCTACCGGCCCCGCAACCCCGGCCTGATCACGCCGAGCGCCGGCTACACCTTCAATTGGACTGGCCTGATCGGGTCCACCGGTGGCGCCGGTCTCCGCATCAAGAGCTTCCGCATGGAGCACCTGGCCTCGGACCGCGTGGAGATCGACGCCGCATTCGACATGCGCGTGGTCTCGAAGGACTGCGGCTTCTACTTCAACGGCGTCATCTCGGCGGTGTAACCATGTTCCTCCGCAAACTCTCGTGGGCGCAGTTGACCCGCAGCGGCGTGCCACCGCTGTTCGTGCTGCGCCCCTTGCCCGGCGGCTTCACGCCGCCCGAAGTCGGAGCCGAGTACCCCGCGCCGGATCCGGTTGACAAGCTCCAAATGACGCGGGCCCGCCAGATGTACGAGCAGCGCCGTGTTGGCACGCGGCAGCAACTCGAGGTGGCGCTCGCCAAGTCCGGGGTCGCTCCGGTCAGAACCAGAAAGGAGAAGAAGAATGGTCGAGGTTAAGAAGGTCCCGGTTAACGCGCCGGAGTTCCAGAGCAACGGGCCGCACCCGAAGTTCAAGGGGCTCTACCCGTCGCTCCAGAAGCAGTTCTTCGCGAGCCAGCAAGTCGGTACCGGGGCGAGCCAAAACGTCGCTCACGGCCTCGGCGCGACACCGGCTGGTGTGATATGCATTCCGACGGATGGCGGCACCGTCACGTACGGCACGCACACGTTGACGAATGTGGTGGTGACCGTGACCAACGCGAAGCACTTCGACGTGCTGGCCTGGCTATGACACCGACTTCGTTAGGCCGGGTGAATGTGCCCACGCCGGGAACGCCGGTCCATCTTGCCACGACCCGCACGCCCTGCTGCCGCATCCGTGTGCAGGTGGTGGCAGGCCTCACCGGCAAGATGTACCTCGGCACGTCGGGCCTGAATAAGAACACCCTCGCTGGCGTGA